TGTGCATAAATGCACATTTGAAGTATGACAACTAATATCGTTCACGTATTCATTCTTCGGATGTTGCGTGTACGATTGAAGCTGCCCTGCTATTAATATGGTATTGTGTCATTTTATTTCTAAGTATGAGGTATAGACTTACCCTCACCCCTTATTTGGGGATTTTTATCCCCATTACCTTATAATGAGGTATTTTTGTTTTACATTACAGTAATGTATAACTTTTGGTGAATTGTTTAAAACTCACCTTGTAAAATCATACTCTTGAATTTTCAAGAGATGCTAAATCGAACTCTCTGATTGTCTTACATGATTGACGATTTTTGAATTATGATATCGCATGTTTAGCCACTTTAGTGTTTTACACGATAGTGGTCTATGGCTCGGTTGAATTTATTAATTATAGAATCATTTGATTTTGAAGAAGACGCTTGCATATATAAAAATATTAAAAAACCCCTATAGTACTCCCGTTGGAGTCTTTTTAACCTATAGGTATAAAAATTTCTTTTATTCGTTTTACACCTTATATTTGGTGTGTATATTCCTAGTATATTAAATCGAGATTTCGATATAGGTTTGATAAAAATATTAATTAAGTTTGTATTATTTAGGTAAATTGATGTAAGCACTCATCACTCACTGCCGCAGAAGAAGACCTCTATGCTCTATACGTCAATATTTGAAATGTAATACTTAAGCTATGAACGCTTAATTGATATTTACCTCCTTAAGATTTGAATCTAGAGGACTGTGTCATTTCAGAGAAATGAATATCCTTTAACACCGGGAGAAATAATACGTAAATAAAAAACTAGAAATAAATTTATAATGAATCTACGATCTTTTCTTTTGACTTCTCGACAGAGGTTAGTAACTATATTACATGGACAATTGTTCATGTTTGAATTGTTACGTATGAAAACTCTGGATGTTTTAAGAGATTTAGAATTTATAATGCGAGTTTTGTATGTTAATTATGAACAAGCGAAAAGAAAGAGGAAAAATGGTTGTGTGAAGGTATTGCCTTTACAAGGATTAGTAGATACTAATATAGCATTATCCTCTATTATGAAAATGAAATCAGATGATCTCATGCTTTTCACAGAGCATTTAGGTTTGATGGTTATGGATATGTTTCGAGCTACATCTGTGTCTGATATGATTATGGCTGCAGGACGGTTTATCAGTGTGAGAACTGGTCGACCTATTGTATCCTTAATCTCTGACGCATGCAGTAAATTGCTGAAACTATTGCAGAGTATTCCTGATGATCTTGAACCGATTCCTTTGCAAGGAGCCGACTTAGGATTGGATTGGATGACATTTTCTAGAGATTCTGTTGATCTTTGGCCACGCATTAAGAAGTGTGCTGCCTTCAGAAAAATTCGTCTTGTTGTAGCTTATGTTGTTTCTACTACGGTATGGGATGACCCTAAAGCTGCTTCGAAACTTATGGCTGTTGAGAAAAAACATTTTTCCACACGTGGTGAACACTGCGTAGATATGGTTCATTCCATATTGGATCTTGTTGTTTTTTCTATTGAGCGCACCTATCAATGTGTTGTCACAGGTTCTTTTCACCCTATATTTCATTCAGGTGGTTCGTATGAGAAGTGGTATGAAGAAGCCACTGATTTGCTTGCCAAGTCACAGTATCTAACGAATCCGGCTGCCCATGCTATTGACATTCATAATGTTATTGAGCAGTGCAATCGCCTGATCAATCAAGGTGAATCTATGTATAAGTATGCTGCTGAACTTGACAAACCTTCTAAATCCATAGTTATGAACACTCTCTTAAAACTTAAAGTTATGAGAGAGGAGGACATTAACTCGCGATCGACGAAGGCTGTTAGGCGATGTCCGCTTGCTGTTTGCGTAGCTGGTCATTCATCAGTTGCTAAAACAGCATTTACTAATATGTTACACGTTTTCTATTGCATGTTGCGTAATAAAAAGAGAGACTCTTCGTCGAAGTTTGTTCGAAATGTTGCGGCCAAACATTGGGATGGTTTTACCTCCGATGTTGTCACCATTGTGTTTGATGATATCGCGTTTGAGAACCCCGCATTCATGACGACAATTTCCGATTCAGTTTCTGAATTGCTTAATATAATCAATAACACTCCACATACTTTTGAAATGGCGAGTTTAGAAGCGAAAGGAAGAACACCATGTTTGAATGAGTTTTTAATTGCAACCACGAATTCTCCTGGCTTGCATGCGAATACCTATTTTGCATGTCCGTTGGCCTTAGCACGCAGATTTAAATATTATTTACTCGTCACTCCTAAGTCGGAGTATAAGAGTGTTGATAATCCTACGATGATTGACAGTTCTAAGATTCCTAGACTGGAGAGTGAAAGTTTTCCAGATCTTTGGAATATTGAAGTTCAAACTCCTCGTGCAGGTGAAGCTATTGATACTACGAAGGAAAATCAATTTAGAACAAGAGTGAAATATGAAACTATAAAAAATTTTACTGAGATTAGGAGTTTCCTAATCTGGTTTAGAGATGTTGTAGACATCCACAATCACCAGCAGGACCAAGTTCTTGCTGCTGATACTCAATTGGCTAATGCCCACCTTTGTGAAGAGTGCCGTTTGCCGATGAGTATGTGTTCTTGTGTTAATCTTTTTAGATCAGATGTGGAGATTCCCCATCAAGGTGAAGATATTGATGTAGATTTCGCAATTTGTGCAAAGTGTTTGTATTTGTCTCACCAGTGTAAATGTAGGTGGTACTACCGTCTGCCATTGCAAGGTGTGGCGTATGTACAAAATGTGTTCTTATATATTTGTTTTTTCTTTGGTTGTATGTTTCTTTATACGGCTGCTGTTGACTATTTTCGGCGTTTTATGAACATGCGTTTAGTGGTGAAAGCCGCTGAATTATGTGATCGTTATGTTGATGAGTCAAAATTGTATTTGAAGTATAGTTATGAGCAATCTAAAGCAAGGTTGCGATATCTTGGTCACAAGGTGTCGTGTTTTCTTAAGTTCAACCCTAAGGTTGTTGCGTTATTTTCTGCTCTTTCTGTTGGTATTGTCTCGTATCTAGCCTACAGGATGTTACGTGGTTCTTCTACCACGCCTATATCTTTGCAAGGTAATGGTCTTGGGAGACCTCCAGATAAGAAGAGAGAAGAGCGTGAATCATGTTGGGTGAAACCAGATTATGAAATTACTTCTTTTGATTTTACATCGCAATCTCTGTCATCTAAAGGCATGGATTGTGACGAATTTGCTAGAGTTCTCTCTAAGAATTCAGCATATTTTATGTGGAAGAAAAATGGAGTTTGCAAAGGTGCTAACGCAATTGGTCTCGGTGGCCAGTATTGGTTGACTACTTTGCATACCACACCAGTAGAACCGGAAGGTTTGCAGTTTATAAATGGAAAATTTGGAAATTTGAATAGTAACATTAATACGAAAGTAGCGGAACAAGATATTCAACGATTTCCTGAAAAGGATCTTTGTATTATTAAGTTACGTAATGTGCCAAATAGAAGAAATATTATTCCTTATTTCATGAAAAATACCGTTTCTGGATTTACTGGAAAATCGAGAATTCTTTCCCGTACTAGATTAGGTGAACTGATACACTACAATGTGGATGTTCTTGGGATTAGACCATATATTGAGAGAGGCATTAAGTTGTCTGATTTGTGGTTTGCCCTGCCTGATCAAAATACCATTGATGGAACTTGTGGTGCCCCGTATTTTGCAAAGACAAGATATGGTTTTGTGTTACTTGGTATTCATCAGAGAGGACTATCGGTTGGTGAGAAAATCTGTGCAGCCATTCCAGTCACTCAAGAGTGGTTGGAACAATATGTTAAGGATGTTACTGAACCATCCAGTCCTTTATTGGACACACCTAGTACTGATACTTGTTGTATTTCAAGTGTTAATCCTAAATCCCCTGTTAATTTTACAGAGGGTCAAGCATTAGTACATGGTGGGTTGGTAGGTTTTCGTCCATCCCATTCTTCCAAAGTCACGAGAACTTTGTTGTGTTCTTCCATGCTTAAGCGTGGTTTCGAACTCCAACATGGTCCTCCGGTTATGAAGGGGTGGAGACCTTGGCAGAGAGCTTTTGCTGAAATTTCGAGAGGTGATACTACCATGGATGATTCCATTCTTTCAATGTGCGTTGATCACATGGTTGATCGTTGGTCACAGGTAATTCCCGAGTATGGGGATGAAATTCATATCTATGATATGGAGACTGTGGTGAATGGTCGACCTGGTTTGAGATTCGTAGATAAGATGAATCGGAGTTCAAGTGCTGGTGCGCCTTGGCGCAAGTCAAAGAAATTTCTCTTAGAGTATTTGCCGTCAGATGATGTGTGGGATTCTCCTGTGAAACTTGATGATGAAGTTGTCACTAGAGTTCATGAACGTTTGGATAAGTACCGTCAAGGTTTTCAAACTCATCCTATGTTTGTTTCCCATCTGAAAGATGAAGCTGTCAAGAAACAGAAGATATTGACTGCTAAAACGCGTGTGTTCATGGCTTCGGCTGTGGATTTCACTGTGGTTATGCGTATGCTGCTTCTACCCTTTGTTAGGGTGATGCAGATCAATTCTTATGTTTTCGAGTCAGCACCCGGAATGGAAGCCCAGACAGTTGCCTGGGACCACCTATATCATTATATTACCCAACATGGAACCAATCAAATGGTTTCTGGAGATTTCAAAGATTATGATATATCGATGCGTCCTCATGTTATTTTATGGGCATTTGAAGCTATTGTAACTTTTATGAGAAAGTCCGGTGCAACTGAAGAGCATTGTCGTATGGTGGAGAGTCTAGGATTTGATATAGCTTTTGCTCTTGTAGATTTTAATGGAACATTGGTAACGTTGTTTGGTAAAAATCCCTCTGGACAAGCCTTGACTGTTGTGATAAATGGTATCGTTAACTGTTTGTATATGCGGTATTGTTATGTCAGTCTGTCTCCCGAGTTAGTTGATCCATTGAGAAGTTGGAACGATTCGATCGCTCTGATAACTTATGGAGATGATAATAATATTGGGGTCAGTCAAGAATGTCCATGGTTTAATCATACAGCAATTGCTAGAGTATTAGCTGATTGCAATATAACTTATACTATGGCGGACAAAGAGCGCCAATCTGTACCCTTTATATCCATAGAAGAAGTAGATTTTTTGAAACGAAAGTACAGATATGAACCAGAACTTGGAGCGGTTGTTGCTCCATTGGAAATTGCCTCCATCCACAAAATGTTGATGATAGGAGTGTTGTCGCAACTGACACCCGAGGCACAAGCTATTGCAGTTGCAAGGTCTGCACTAGATGAGGCCTTCTTTCATGGGAAAGAAGTGTTCGAATTTTGGTACAGGCAAATTCATGAGATGATAGATGAACAGGATCTTTCTGTTTATCTTGAATCAACCCCGTTGCCCACTTGGGAGCTTCTTTGTGAGCGTTGGCGTCGGAATTCGGAAGCGTATTTGCGTGACCTGTTTTACGACAATCCCACTGAAGACGAAAAACGGCATCGGGTATTTGGGGGTGTCATTCGTGTAATGGCATCCCTTCCTTTGCAAGGTAGTGAAGAAGAAGAGATTCTTATTCGTCCTTGTTTACATTGTGGTCGTAATCGTTTTGATGATTACGACATGGACTGTCCACACTGTCTGCAAAATGATGTGTGTGAACGGTGCGGGGCATTGTCTTCTACTATTAAAAGAAGAATAATGCCTGGGTATATGTACATGAGTCAAGTATGTGATTCGTGTTTTGTTGAAGCTTGGGTTTTGGCTCATGCTACATTTAGTTCACCGCACCGGGGTTAAACAGTGACCCTATCCCTTTGAACAATTTTATTCTTTATTGTTTATTGGCGAAATGCTATACCTAAAGATGTTTACTGCGTTGATACAGTATAAAATCAACGATTCGTTATTAGGTTGACAGCCTTTTAGCGTCTTATTTAATTGTTCAAAATCATTTAAAACAGATTAATTGCTTTGATCGTTTAAGCGCTTTCCTTTTGGATTCGCAAAAGCAAGGTTGGGTGTCTTGCCTTAAAGATACCGAGAACGGGATGGATTTCCCGTGCATGCCTTTGCAGGGTGATGTTGAACCTGCTGAGGTGAATAGAGTTGAAAATCATCAAACTACCTCTGGTGTTACAAACTCACAAACTGCTACTTTCATTGACGCTGATGTTGGTGAAGTGGTGGCTTACGAGAAGCCAGGTGCAGACTTTGAATATGATGCTCAAGCTCAAGTCGGGCTAACAGATTTTCTATCGCGTCCAACGTTGATAAAAACTATGTCTTGGACTGAGTCTGGGTTATCTGAAACCCAAATCGACCCATGGTCGTTGTTTCTCAATACTGCTCAGATCAAGTATAAACTTAATAATTTTGCTTGGTTAAAGGGTACTTTGAAGGTTAAAGTTGTAATAAATACTTCGCCATTTTATTATGGTGCTGTATTGTGTGCATATACTCCTTTATATACAAATGTGACTAGTCCTTCAACATCGGGCACGGGTTTGGTTACCTGGTCACAAAGACCGCACATTTGGATTTATCCACAAACGAATTCTGGTGGAGAATTGACTTTGCCATTTCTCTACCCTCAGAATTTTGTTGACGTTACGACGGCTGCCACTGTGGCTTTGTTGGGACGTATGGATTTTATTCAGTATGACACTTTAACTAGCGCTAATGGTGCTACTGTTAATGGGTGTACCATTCAAGTTTATGCTTGGATGGAAGATCCAATGTTGATGGGACCCACTGTTAAGCTGGCATTGCAGGGGGATGAATATGCCTTAGGGCCTGTTTCTAAGCCTGCTTCTGCCTTAGCTCGATTTTCTGGCTATTTCAAAGACATTCCTGTTATTGGTCGTTTTGCGCGTGCTACGGAGATAGGCGCGCAAGCTGTGTCTTCAATAGCTCATATTTTCGGATGGACTAATGTTGCAGTAATAGAAGATGTCATGCCTTTCAAGAATGTTCCATTCCATGATATGGCATCGGCTCAAATTGCTGAGCCGACGACAAAGTTTACTCTTGATCCAAAGGCTGAACTTTCAGT